CAGACGATCTTTCGCCCAGATGATCTGGGAGCGGATCTTGAACCCCGAAACCTCAAGGCTTTCTGCCACCTCGGCCGCGTGCAGTGCGCCATGCCAGACATAGGCTACGTCGCCCGGGAACAGTGCCCAGGCCTCACGCCAGTCAGCGCGGTCGTCATTCAGCACCTTGCCGGTGCGATTGGTGGCCGACGCCCCGGACTGGTTGCGCCAGGACGGATCATATTCAACTCCGTAGGGTGGATCTGTGACCATCAGCAGCGGTTTGACGTTGTCCAGCACCCGCTCGACATCGGTGGCCACTGTGCTGTCACCACATAGCAGCCGATGGTTTCCCAGCAGCCAGAGATCACCCGGCTTCGCGACGGGGTCCTCCGGCGTTTCAGGCACATCGTCCTCGCCTTCCTGCGCACCCTCACCGTCAGCAAGACCGTTCAGCAGGTTGTTCAGTTCCTCATCGGTAAAACCGGTCAGCCCAAGGTCATAATCCGCCTCCAGCAGATCACCGAGTTCCAGCCCCAGTAGATCATCCGCCCATTCAGCATTTTCGCCAGATCGGTTATCCATGATCCGAAAGGCCCGAGCCTGCGCCTCGGATAGACCTTTGGCGATGTGCACCGGTGCCGTCTTCAGTTCAAGTTGTTGCGCTGCGGCAAGCCGGGTGTGACCCGCCAGAATAACCATGGCCTCGTCCACAACGATCGGCTGACGCCAGCCAAACTCCTTGATCGAAGCTGCAACCGTGGCGATAGCTTTTTCATTGTGCCGCGGGTTGCGCGCATAGGGAATGATCTGCCCGAGAGGCAGCTCGATCACGTCCATCAGATTATCCTTGGGTTGGTGTGCTGAAACGAAACGCATCAGCGCGCGAAACGAAATGGGTCAGAGGGCCCATTTCGTTTCAGAGGGGTTTTACGAGCCTTCAGGCCCTTGTTTTATTGGGTGTATTGTCAAAACGAAACGAAACGGGTGTTTTTCTAAACGTCACTGGGAAAGCCTCGCGCCTAGCCCCCCCCGTATACATTTGCATACAGAAGGGACCCGTACAATATCAAGGGGTTACGGGGTGTTCCTAATGCTCTCTGCGTTGCTTTCTACCTTGAAACCGTTCCTTCATGCGCTCTGTTCGCCCACGTCTCTTGCGACTATGCCTGATTTGTAGCCTCGCTGGCCGTCGATGTCACGCGTTCCGGTGTCTCACTGAAAATTGTCTCACAACACGATTTTCCTTGACAGGCGGTTCGCGTTCTCGATCACGAAACGCCGCGAGCGCTTGGTTGGTGGCACCCTCCCATTCAGTCGCCAAACGATCACCGCCAGCCCGTACTGCCAACGTCTTGCTGCCGCCGCACGCGATATCCCAAACTGCCAGCAGATCGGTTTCCACGCGGTGCGTTCAGCTCGCAACCAGAGCAATTTAGCATCGTCGATCTCCAGCCAGCGCAGCCACAGCATGGCTTCATCCGCCTCGGTAATCATGCGCGGGCTGGGCAGCGGTCGGCGCATCTTTGGCGTCTGCCCCACCTTGTCGGCAAAGCTGTGAAAGTATTCCGGCCACGCGTTGAAATGCCCCTGCGGTTTGACCCCTGGGGCCTGGCGCATGACCTCGGCCGCCAGTTCCAGCCGGTCCTTCACCCGATCAATGGTCCAGTCAGTCATCGTGATATCTCCTTGCGACCGGGGCGTTTGCCGTAGAGTTTTTCACCAAGCTGACGCACCAGTTCGCGTTCCGGCCAGGTCAGGCGCTGATCATCGATTGCAACCGCCAGAACTCCCTGTTCCTTCCAGCCGTCTCGCTTGACCTGATCGGGATTGCGACGGGTGCCGCCATAGCCGCGGGGGGTGAAGCTCATGCCGGTCATGCCATGCCTCCCCGGGTCTCAATCGCCCAGAGCAGGATGGCGATTGCGTCTGCCTCGTTGTCGTCGGCGGGGCTGAAACCGCGGGCGCGGGCGGCCTCGATCATCGCCTGTTTCGGTGCATTGCCCTTGCCAGTCGCGTGTTTCTTGATCGTGCCAACCGCGACACCTTGATACGGCACACCGCGCATTTCGGCCCAAGCAGTCAGCGTGGCCATGAGCCCGCCATAAACGTGGGCGGCGTCGGTGCCGGCGTGCCGACGGACTTCCTCGTACCAGATCGTGGCGATCGGTCCGGACAGGCGATCCATTTCGGTCAGCCAGTTCTGAAAGCGCAGATACCGCATGCCGCCACCGTCATAGCGGTTCGGCTTGAACGACACCGTGCCGCTGGTGATCAGACCGTCCGCCGAGCGCAGCGCCCAGCCGGTGGTGGAGCCAAGATCAATGGCCAGCAGGGTGCGCTCCATTGGTAGGGTTGGCAAATCAGGGCTTGCGCCCGTCTGCGTGTTGGTCAGAGTCAAATGAGCCATGAGTGGTTTTCCTTTTGGGTTGGCTGCTCGGGGTGGAAGACGGCGGTGGCTCTTGTGCTTGGCGGTACGGTCCACCGTCGTCGGATGAAGAATGGGATCAGGCATTTCTGAACACACCAGATTTGGCATCAACAAATCGGCCCGGGGTAGGTGGTGTCTCTCCCGCCTATAGCGGGGAGGACACCTACCCCTTAGGGTAAGAAAACCTGTGTTTTGTGTTTTGAAGTAACCTATTGATATTAAAGGTGGAATTCCAAAACACAGATTGGTTTTGGGCAGGTTTCGATTTGTGTTTTGTGTTTTGAAGCAAACCATTGATCTCAAAGGCGGAATTCCAAAACACAAAACACGGATGTTCAAAACACAACCTGTGTTTTGGCCAAAACACGGACGATCTGTGTTTTGAAACCGGTGGTATTGGGGGACAATTCTCATGGGTTCGCCACCCCCCGTTCGACCCAGATTTCAGGCTCTTCAACAGGTGTGAGCGAACCGGTTTCTTCGCACATGAAGTCGCTTGGCAGCACCCTGATATAAGCCGCCGACACCTCGCCGGTCTCGTCATCAACCACGTCCTGATCGGTTTTCAGAAGCATGTCCCTGACACACAGGTAGCCATATTTGGACTGGTTTATCTTGAGACCAATATCGGTGGCTTTCTCGCCCCGCAGGAACTTCACATGGCCCTTGGTGGCGAGAACCCGCAGTCGTTCCCGAATGCTGGTCTGCCCACCGAGGCTGCCCTTGTTCTCGAACTTCGCGGCGAACTGCGTCGGCGTGAACATCTTGCCCCGGGCCGCCTGCTCGGCGATCATCTGGACGATCACATCACCCTTGCGCACCCGTTCCGCGTCATGTTTCGCCCCCACATCCTTGCGCACAAGACGCTCGTTCATCGGGTTCAGCTCGACCCATTGGCCCTTCACCTTATCGACCAGCTTTGATGGCAAGGCCGGGCCATTGCGCAGCTCGATCTCCAGTTTGCGATCACTGGCCTCCTCATCGGGGCGGTGCATGATAATACCGGAGGTATAGAAACCGCGCAGGGAACTGGCGCCAGACAGGGCCAGAAACGGGTCCTCTTTGACTTGGTGCTTGCCGAGTTTCTTGGTGTGGTGAACAAGGATCACACCGCAATCGGGGTTGATGGCTTCGCGCAGAACCTCAACGCGGTCGCGCAGAAAAAACATCATCGCGCCGTTGTCGTTTTCACCGCCACCGTCGGGCCCGCCATCAAAGACGTTGCGGATTGGATCGATGCAGAGAATATCGACAGGATCGTTTGGAAACGCCTCCTTTACTGCAGACGCGGCCATGGCGTTGCCCGGCTCATCAAGCAGTAATTTCAGCTTCGGCGTGGCCACGAAAGTTTCGCGGGCGGCGGCAATTACCTCGGGTGGCAAGGCGATCTGTTTCAGCCGTTCGCGCAGGTAGTGGTACTGGATCTCCGCCTGCAGATAGAACACCCGCAGAGGACGTGGCGGCGTAAAGCCAAGAAAAGGTACACCGGCCGCCATGTGTACGAGCCAGGAGATCAGGAAGTCGCTCTTGCCTACCTTGGGTGCGCCGCCCAGAACCAGCAGACCACCGGGGGTCAACACGCGGGGCGCAATGATGTCGTCGGGCATCGGGCTGGTGTCATCAAGCAGTTCGCCCAGCCTGAATGCAGGCATCGTAGTGGGCACCGGCGCGCTGGTATCGAGCCGCAGCAATGGCGGGCCGTTCTTTTCCACATGCAGGTTCCAGATGCGTTCCGCCTCACGCTGCAGGCGTTCCACCGGCCAGCTTGGGCGCAGCATGGCGGCGTTGTAACCGCAGATGCCCTCCCAACCTTCATCTTTGGACATACGACCCTCATGGACCATACGCACGAAATACCCGATTGCGGCCGAGGCCCCTTCAAAGCGTGACCAGTCGTCTTGCGCGCCCTCGCGCACCGGTGTCACCAGCACATCTGCGGTTTGTGGTTTGTCCGCACGCACAAATTCCGGTTCGAGCGAAATTCCAGGTGCGGGCGGCATATCCTGCACGGCCTCGGTGAATTCATCGAGATCGCGTTCCATGTCGGGATTGATTTCAAGAATCTGCACCAGCGTTTTGAGGTTGTTCTTGTAATAAACGCTGCCAGCCACCCGGATCGGCTGGTGCGCCGAACGAAAATGCATGTCGCCCCCAACCTTGGCGGCAATGTCACCACGCAAGCGGCAGGCCCGCGCCACGTCACTGCCTTCAGCCGGTTCCGTCAACCTCCACCAGATATGGCATTTCTGCTGGCCTTCGGGGGTGATACCGCCGCTTTGCACCACCATGGTCGGACTGCCAAGATGGGCCTCAAGGTGGGCACGTTTGGCGGCAATGTCGCCGGTATCAAGATCGACGACCAAGGCCTGCATCTGCAGCACATCCGCGGCCTTGGCCTGTCCGGCCTCGGCCACGGTGCCGGGGATGACGTAAACCGCTGCGCCTTCACGCGAGGCCCAGTTGGCGAAGGTGGTCATCTTGTCGGACGTAGCTGCGTCGGCTTCCAGCCAGATATTATGCGGCCGCCCGTCGATGCCCTGACCCTTGTCGATAAAACTGCGGACCGGAATCAGGCCTTCGCAATAACCGAACACCACGTCCATAAAGGTCGCGATTTGCTCGTGTTCAGGCTCGTCGCCGAACACGTCCACCTGCGGGGCTGCATCGTTGAAATCCCGCCACGGATTGAAATGGAGGATTTCAGCATCGGCGGCCTCTGAAAGCTCTGCGCCATTCTCCTTACTGCCTGTCGTTGCGTCGGTGGTTTCATCGGCGGGTGTGTCATCATCAATTGTATCTGTCATTTATTCTGCTCCCAACAGCGGTCCGCATAGGAGCAGAACCGGCATTCAAAGAAATCTTGGTTATTGGCGGCGCGGGGCAGAAGGTCGCCCGCGTCGGTGGCTTGCAGAATGCGCACGGCGCGATCCGACATCCGCTGCGCCAGGGCCGCATCGAATGGCACCAGTTCGTGGTAAAGCTCGGCTGTGTCCTTGTTGATCGCGGTAAACAGCGCCGGAGCATTCGAAATCTCCGGTACGCTCGATTCCATATAGGCCTGATAGATGGCGATCTGGGCCGCGTAGACCGGCTTGGAAACCGCAACGCCGTCCTTGACGCAGGCGCGCCAGTTCTTGGCGTTCATGGTTTTGCATTCCCAAAGCGCCGGAACGGCAAAGCCAAGATCAGCCGGTGCACTGGCAATGATCCCGTCCACGTGGCCACGAATGCGCCCCTGCGCGACCGAAAAACCAAACTGACGGTGCGACCGCTGCGAACCGCCATTTGGATTCTCGGTCAAAAGATCGAACCCGGCCCCGCGTAACCAGCGGATCGCCAGTTCCTCCAACTCATGGCCAATGGCAAAGATACGCAGAACCTGACCGCTGAAATCGCTCCCCTCGTCCTTTGGCGCATTGGCAAACTCGAATTGCAGTGCACGCTCGCAAGAAACGCCGAGACGGGAGGCCCCGAGATAGTCACGCGGCGTTGCAGCATCGCGCTTATTGATCAGAACCGCATCAATGTGTTCGTTGATCTTATCGGCGATGGTTTTTGAGTGGTTGAAATCCAGCATCAGAACGGCACCTCATCGGTCTTGGC